ATGTCCGCAACCTTGTTAGTCGCCCCGACGATTGAGCCATTGTCGCTCACCGAGGCAAAAAGTTTTCTGCGTGTCGAACACGATGACGACGACACCATGATCGGCGCGCTGATCGCGGCGGCGCGCAACCAGGTCGAGGCGCTGACGCGGCGCGGCCTGTTGGTGCAGACCTGGCGCGTCGTGCTCGACCGCTGGCCGGCGGATGGCCGCATCCGGTTGAAGATGGCGCCGCTGCGCGCGGTTGCGGCGGCGCGGGTCTACGACGCGGCGGGCAATGCCGTTGCGATCGATGAGCAGCGTTTCGTCGTCGACGCCGCCGCGAATGTCATCGCCGCGCCGGGCTGGTCGTTGCCGCCGCCGGGGCGCAGCGTCGGGGGAATCGAACTCGATGTCGAACTCGGCTTCGGGCCGAATGCGAGCGATGTGCCGGAGGTGCTGCGCCATGCGGTGCGCACGCTGGTGGCGCATTGGTACGAGAACCGCGGCCTCGCCGCCATCGGCCAGACGGTAGCGATGCTGCCGGGCAGCGTCAGCGCGATGATCGCCTCCTATCGGGTGTTGTCGCTATGATCGATCCCGGCGCACTGAAAACCCGGCTGGCGATCGAAGCACCGGTGGAAACCGCGGACGGGCAGGGCGGCGTGACGCGCGGCTATGCCTTCTTCGCCAAGGCATGGGCGCAACTGACGCCGCTGAACGGACGTCACGAGATCGCCGCCGATGCCGACGGCGCGAACGTGCGCTATCGCATCGTGATGCGAAACCATTTCGTGCTGACGCTGCAGCATCGGCTGGTCGAGGGATCGCGGATCTACCGCATCGTGGCGATCCGCGATCGCGACGATCGCCGCTTCATCGAGATCGACGCCGAACTGCGCGTGGAGTGATTGGCACGACGGCATCGCTGTTATCGTGAGAGTCTGACTCAAAAAGAAACTCTGCAAGATCTAGGTGCTTTTGACTCCGGTTCGTCATGGCCGGATTTATTCCGGCCATCCACGTCTTGACGCAATACTCACCAGTGTCCCGAACCCGGAGTTCGCCTGAAGGACCTGCCGAGAGAATGAAGCCAACTTCTGAACCACCACACTGGAAAGACGTGGATACCCGGGACAAGCCCGGGCATGACCGAAACGGACTCATGTTTAAGCAGGTAGCAAGGTCTTGAAAACGATGGGTGCATTTTCGGTCGGGCTCTCAGGGTGACGCTTTCGCAACATCGAGGATTGACGAATGACCTTTGCCAACGTGGCGCTGCGCGCCGCGATCCATGATGCATTGTCCGCCGACGGCGGCTTGATCGCCGCGCTCGGCGGTGCCCGCATTTACGATGCGCCGCCGCGTGACGCGACGTTTCCTTACATCACGCTCGGCGAGGCGCGCGTCACCGACGTGTCGTCCGATGACGGCCCGACCCAGGAACATTTGCTGACGCTGCACGCCTGGTCGCGCCAGGGCGGCCACAAGGAAGCGCACGGCATCTCCGGCGCGCTGTTGCAGGCGCTCGACGATGCGGCGCTGTCGCCGGACGGCCATCGCCTCGTCAACCTGCGTTTTGCCGTCGCCGACATCCGCCGCGAAGCGGACGGACGCACCTATCATGCCGTGGTGCGATTTCGCGCCATCACCGAACCTGTCACCTGGAGTTGACGCGTTTTCTTCACGCGAACCGGAATCCACTTTGCTTGAAAACGCTATGAATTGAAGGAGAACGAGCCGATGGGCGCACAAAAGGGCAAGGACCTGCTGCTGAAAATGTTTGACGGGTCCAGCTACGTCACGGTTGCGGGCCTGCGCAGCCGCAAGATCGCGTTCAACGCCGAGCTGGTCGATGTCACGCACGCCGAGTCGATCAATCGCTGGCGCGAGTTGCTGGCCGGCGCGGGCGTCAAGCGTGCCTTGATCTCGGGCCGCGGTCTGTTCAAGGATGCAGCCTCCGACGCGCTGGTGCGGCAGGCATTCTTCGACGGCGCGGTGAATGCCTGTCAGGTGATCGTGCCTGACTTCGGCGTCATCGAGGGATCGTTCCAGATCTCCGGGCTGGAGTTTTCCGGCGAGCACAACGGCGAGGTGACATTCGATGTGTCGCTGGAATCCGCCGGCGCGCTGACATTCACGGCGATCTGAGGACATCTTCATGCACAACAAACATCGCGGCGAAATCGAAGTCGAACTCGGCGGCAAGCGTCGCACGCTGGTGCTGACGCTCGGCGCGCTCGCGGAACTGGAATCCGCGTTCGGCGCCGACGACCTGGTGGCGCTGACCGAGCGCCTCGGCAGCGGGCGGCTGTCGGCGCGCGATCTCATCCGCATCATCGCGGCGGGGTTGCGCGGCGCCGGCGAAGCCGTCGGCGACGACGACGTCGCGGCGATGACGTCTTCGGGCGGCGTTGCCGGATACGTGCGCATCGCCGCCGAACTGATCGCGGCGACGTTCGACGACGCCACCGGCGAGGCCGCGCCATGAAGCCGTTTCCGTGGGCCGAGGCCATCGGCTTCGGTCTCGGCGTTTTGCGTCTGCCGCCGGAGGCGTTCTGGCGCATGACGCCGCGCGAACTGGCGCACGCCATCGTCGCGGTGCGCGGCCGCAACGTCGCGCCGATCGACCGTAGCGGCCTCGATGACCTGATGCAGCGCTTTCCAGATAGCAACCCGAGGACGACAGCCCATGGCGGATGACAGCGACCTTCTCGACACCGCCAGCACGCTGGACAGCCTGGCGCTGAAAACGCGCGACCTGTCCACCAGCGCCAACAGCTTTGCCCGCGCCATGACGCAGGCGTTCTCGACGTCGGTCACCGGCGGCAAGCAGTTCGATGACGTGCTGAAATCGCTGACGTTGCGATTGTCCGATCTGTCGGTGCGAATGGCGTTCAAGCCGCTGACCAGCGCGCTCGGCAGCGGCATCGACAGCCTGTTGTCGGGATTGACCGGCACCGGCGGCAGCACCGCGACGGCATCGATGGTGGCGGCGACCGGCGCGGTGAAGCCGTTCGCGGCGGGTGGCGTCATCGGCACGCCGACGTATTTCCCGCTGGTCGGCGGCGGCACCGGATTGGCGGGCGAAGCGGGACCGGAAGCGATCATGCCGCTCAAGCGCGGACCGGATGGTCGCCTCGGCGTCAGCGGCGGCGGCGGCGGCAACTCCATCACGGTGCAGATCGCGACGCCCGATGTCGACAGTTTCCGCCGCTCCGAAAGCTACATCACCGGCCAGATCGCCCGCGCGGTCGCGCGCGGCCAGCGGAGCTTGTGAAGGAGCGGATTGCGTCGAGCGATCCTGGCGAGCCTCGAGGGATGACAGTTTCTATCCGCTTCATCCTTCGAGGCGTCACCCTTCGCGTGCCGCACCTCAGGATGACGATTCTGCGTAAGGATCACCATGACATCATTCCATGAAATCCTGTTCCCGCTCGACGTCGCGCTGAAGAGCGTGGGCGGGCCGGAGCGGCGCACCGATATCGTCAGCTTCGGTTCCGGGCGCGAGGAGCGCAACGCGCGCTGGGCGCATTCGCGGCGGCGCTACGATGCCGGTTACGGCATCAAGACGCTGGTCGAGTTGCAGGGCGTCGTGGCGTTCTTCGAAGAACGTCGCGGCCAGCTCTACGGTTTTCGCTGGCGTGACCGGCTCGATTGCAGTTCCGCATTGCCCGGCGCGCCGGTGTCGGCGCTCGATCAGGGTATCGGCATCGGCGACGGCGCCACCGCAAACTTTCAGTTGGTGAAGACATATGGCAGCGCTTATGCGCCGTATCAGCGTCCGATCGTCAAGCCGGTCGCGGGCAGCGTGCGCGTCGCGGTCGATCATGTCGAGTTGGCAGGCGATGCGGCATTCGCCATCGATGCGACAACCGGCGTCGTCACGTTTCTGCCGGACCATGTTCCCGCGCCCGGCGTCGCGGTGACGGCGGGATTCCTGTTCGATGTGCCGGTGCGGTTCGACACCGATTATCTCGAGGTCGATCTGTCGGCGTTCACCGCGGGCGCGATTCCGAAAATCCCGTTGGTGGAGATCAAGCCATGAGAGCAATTCCATCCGCGCTGCAGGCCAAACTGGATTCCGGCGTCACCACGCTGGCGCGATGCTGGGTGCTGACGCGGCGCGACGGCGTGGTGCAAGGCTTCACCGATCATGACGGGGATATCGTCGTCGATGGCGTCACGTGCCGCGCCAGTACCGGATTCACCGCCTCCGAAGCCTCCAGCAAGTTCGATTTCTCCGTCGATGGCACCGAAGTTTCCGGCGCATTGGCGGACGATACGCTCAATGAAGCGGATCTTGCCGCTGGGCGTTACGACGCGGCGCGGATCGAAACCTGGCTGGTGGACTGGAGCGAGCCATCGTTGAAGGTGCTGACCGCGCGCGGCTCGCTCGGCGAGGTGAAGCGCGAGGGGCGGGCGTTCACCGCCGAATTGCGCGGG